ATGCCTAAGGATAGTGTCAAGCCTACAGTAGTAACAGGTATTGAGGCACTAGGCCGTGGACAAGACTTAAATAAACTAGCAACTTTCTTACAATATCTTCAACCGCTGGGGCCAGAAGTTATTCAGAGTGAGATGAACTTGGGTGATTATATTGATCGCCTAGCTGCATCACTTGGTATTGATACCTCAGGACTTATAAAGACACCTGAGCAGAAACAACAAGAACAAATGATGCAACAACAAATGCAACAAGAACAGATGGAAGCTCAAGCAGCTATGCAGCTAGCACAAAGTGCTGCTCCACAGTTAGCTAAAGGGGCTGTAGAAGGTTAGGTAAATAATGGCAGACAGTATTAACACTTATCAAGAAGAACCTGCTGAGTCACAAGAGCATATAGATGCTATGCTGGCTAAAGTAGAAGGTAGTCAACAAGACCCTGAGCGTCCTGAGTGGCTACCTGAGAAATTTAATTCAGTTGAGGATATGGCTAAGGCATACTCTGCATTAGAGAGTAAGCTAGGTAAACCTCAGCAAGAACAAGAGTCAGAAATAACAGAAGAGCAGATAGCAGATGCTACTCCTTCTGATATTGCTGAAGCACTAGATGCAAATGGCCTAGACTTTGATGCGTTCCAACAGGAATATGAAGAGCTAGGTGGATTAACTGAAGATGCCTATCAAGCACTGGCTGAGGCTGGTTTTTCAAAGGCAGTAGTTGACTCATGGATTGATGGACAGAACGCTTTGTCTGAACAAGTCCAATCTAGTATGTACAACCTAGTAGGTGGTGCAGAACAGTATCAAGGATTAGTACAGTGGGCAGCAGATAATCTACCCCCTGACGAAATTGATGCTTTTAACTCAACAATGGAATCGCGTGATACTAATCTAATTAAGTTGGCGATTCAAGGTCTTAATGCTCGTTATCGTTCTGAGGCAGAACCTCGTCTCCTTTCTGGACAGACAGGCTCTGTGTCCTCTGGTGGGAAGTTTGAAAGCAATGCAGAATTAACTGCTGCTATGCGTGACCCCAGATACGCTAAAGACCCTGCCTACAGACAGCAGGTTGCTGATAAGTTAGCCAAGTCTAGTCTGTTTTAACATTGTTGCATGGGGTTGGGGGAATTGTATAAGAGTTCCCCCTTCCTTCTAGTTACATTACGGTGTACCTAGAAGGGACTATATCCCTAACACGAAGCTAACATAACAAACGATTACCCCTGACCCCTTGCGAGGGACAATCTTGGAGAAAGGATGTAGTGTAATGCAGAGTGTAATTCAACTCACATTAACATTACTAAGAGGTAATTTAAAATGGCACAAGCCGCTTCAAATCCGGCCTATAGCGTAAGCTTTCAAGGCCAGAATAACCTAACAGGTGACGTCCGTGACCTGTTTCTCAAGCTGTATGCAGGAGAAGTCCTAACAGCCTATGAGGAAAAGAAAGTCCTTATGGATAAAGTGCGTACTCGCACAATCTCAAAAGGTAAGTCTGCTTCATTCCCAATGACAGGCCGTGCAACTGCTGAATACCTGACCCCTGGAAACGAAATCACAGGTGGTTCAATTCGTGCAGGTGAGCGTATCGTCACAATTGACGACTTGCTTATCTCAAGCCAGTTCATTGCTAACATTGATGAAGCTATCAACCACTACGATGTACGTTCAATCTACTCAAAGGAAGCTGGTATTGCACTAGCTAACGAAGCAGACCGTAACGTAGCTCGTATGCTTGTTAAAGCTGCGCTGTCAACTAACGCAACAGCCGCTGCTGGTCTTATTCAAGACTACAAAGCTTTCACTGAAGAAGACTTTACTTCAAATGTCACCATTGGTACAGCTACTGCTGACTCTCTTGATCCAGCAAAGCTTGCTAAGGCAGTCTTTGATGCCAAGAAAACAATGGACATTGCTAACGTACCATCAGACAACGCTGTAGTTGTCCTTCCACCAGCACAGTACTATGCACTGATGGATGTAACTGATGGCTCAAAGCTGACATACATGAACCAAGACTTCGGTGGTAACGGTTCAATTGCTTCAGGTATGGTTCCGTCAATTGCAGGTATTCCTGTAATCATGTCAAACCATGCTGATGTAACTAACCTGTACACCAACTTCACAACTGGTGATGCTGCCGAAGGTAAGACAAACGACAACCAGCCACTAGCAAACACTGCTGGTTCTGGACGCACTACTCACTATGACCTTCCGACTGCTGCTGTAGACGGACGCGACATGGTTGCAGAAGCTGCTAAGTTACGTGGCTTTGTCTTTACACCAGAAGCTGTTGCTACTGTCAAGCTTCTTGACTTGGGCATGGAGTCTGAGTACCAGATCAACCGTCAAGGCACACTCATGGTTGCTAAGTACGCAATGGGGCATAACGTCCTGCGTCCTGCATCATGTATTGGTCTTGTAGAGGTCTAAGAATATTGGGGGTAGCTTAACGGCTACTCCCTTTTTTACTTTGGAGAATAATATGCCAGAAGTTGCAGGTAAAAAATATAAGTACACTAAGGAAGGTATTTCTCAAGCTAAAGCTGCGGCTAAGAAGACAGGCAAGAAGATGTCCTTTGGTGGTATGCCACAGAAGCAGGTAGCTGCTGTCATGGCTAAGTATGGAAAGAAAAAGTAATGGCTATTACACACGCAGGAGAAACATTTAAGGGTCTGCGGATACCTAAAAGAACGCCCAATGCCTCTAAGTCTCATGCGGTGTTAATAGGTACTAAAGATAAACCAAAGTTAATAAGGTATGGACAAAAAGGTGTTAAGACCAATCAAACAGTAGGTCAACGCAACGCATTTGAAAATCGCCATAAAAAGAATATTGCTAAAGGCGAAACGAGTGCAGCATATTGGGCTGCAAAAACTAAATGGGACCCATCCAAGACAAAATCATCGTCTAAAAAATGGGTAAAGGGTAGTTAAATGGCAGGAACAAGTAAACTAGATGCAGTCAATACAATGCTATCTTCCATTGGTGAAGCACCAGTAAGCAGTTTGTCATCAGGATTGGTTGAGGCTGAGATTGCAGAAAGTATTTTAAATACTATTGACAGAGAAGTACAGTCTATGGGCTGGCACTTCAACACAGAATTAAACAAAAGTTTTGCTAAGACAGTGGCAGGTGAGATAATTTTACCTGCTGATATTCTTAGAGCAGATGCCACACTAAAAGCTAACGCGCCAAATCTTGTGCAGCGTGGCTTAAAAATGTACGACAGAGTTAATCACACTTTTATTATTAGTACGGATGTTGCCCTTGATGTGGTAATACAATTAATCTTTGATGATTTACCAGAAGTAGCAAAGCGTTATATTGTACTACGTGCTACTCGTATATTTCAGGATCGTGTAGTAGGTTCTAACACATTACACACTTTCCAAGAAAAAGATGAAGAACAGGCTTTAGTACAATTAAAAGATTTTGATAAAGCTGCTGATGATCATAACATCTTTGACAACTATGATACCTTTAGCATTATTGATAGGCAGGGACGGAGAACAATCTAATGGCACTCATCAGTCAATCTATCCCTAACCTTATTAATGGTGTATCACAACAGCCACCATCACTACGTCTAGCTACACAAGCAGAACTACAAGAGAACGCTCTGTCTAGCGTGGTAACAGGACTGTCTAAGCGTCCTAGTTCTGAGCATGTTGCTGATCTAGGTACTATTTCTGATCTGGATAAAGCTTTTATTCATACTATCCGTAGGGATGAGAATGAGTTCTACTCTATGGTGGTAGATACGGCTGGTACTATCAGGGTGTTTGACAAAGATGGTGTATCTAAGACTGTTACCAATAATGCTGCTAGTTATTTATCAGGATTGACTAACCCTAGCTTAGAGCTAGCTGCTGTATCTATTGCAGATACAACCTTTATTGTAAACAAGAATACAACAGTAGCCCAAGGCACTGCCACAAGTCCTACACGTAACCCTGAGGCATTAGTATATGTACGTCAGGCTGACTATTCTTCTACATATCGTTTAAAGATTACTAAAGGTTCAACTACAGAAACAGTAGAATTTGCTACAAAGTCCTCAACACAAGACACTACTGCTGAGACACAAAATGCAGAACGTGGTGCATCTACTGACTTGATTGCTGAAAACTTAGATACTTTTTCAGCTACTACTGTAGACACTAATCTTTATAAAAACATTACTGATGCTAGTGCTATTTCAGGTATTACAATTACTCGTTATGGCTCAGTATTACACATTCAGTCAACTGATGCCACAGACTTT